ATACGCAATGTTGGCGGTGGTTTTGCGCAAGATGACCCAACCACAGGCGTTTTAGGAAGTCTCACAGATACAAAGAATTTTATAACAAGTGAGATTAAAGAAGTTTTACCAAAAAAGAAAAAGAAAAAGAAAAAGAAATTCGACTTTGGCAAAGGCAAGACATCCCTAAGCAAGTCTGAAAAGTCTAAGTTAGATAAGATAAAAAGTAAGGCCACAAAAGGTTATAAGGGTGGCAGATGATTAATAACATACAACAGAGGACAGCATAATGGCAGGGCAAGGACAAAAGGGCGGCGGTCAAGTACAACAACCTTTTCAAATTCAGTCTGACCCGAATAAGATTAGCGAGGCCATTGCAAATATGCAGGGTGATGCTACTCCCAAGTTAACAAGGCAAGAGTTAAGTGGTGTTACGAGTACAGGCAACATTTTCAACTTTAATCCTTCTCAAACAAGGGGCACCTCAACGAGAAATCGTCGGCCAATGAGTGATAATCAACCTATAGCTGAATTTCAAAGCTCTGGTTTTGACAATTCTACAACACCAATGCCTATGCAGCCACAACCAGGCTTCAACGTCAATCAAGCTGCTTCAACAGGGTTGCAAGGCGCATTAGGCGCAACACAAGCAGCCGTTGCAGCCCCTCTTAACGTTGGCGCATACATGAACCCCTACACGCAAAACGTCATTGACACTACGCAAGCTGATATTGAACGGCAAAGGCAAATGGCGATTAACAACATGGGCGCAGCCGCAACAAGAGCAAATGCGTTTGGTGGATCTCGCCAAGGCGTTGCGGAAGGTGTTACCAATGCAGAGTTTGGCAGAGTAGCAGCTAACGCTTTAGCGCCGATGCGTAGAGATGCTTTTAACACTGCCATGAGCAACGCAATGACTGACAGAAGCCAACGTTTAGGCGCAGCTAATCAATTAGGTGCGTTAGCCAACCAAGCTTTCAATACTGGCAGAACAATAAACCAAGACATGATGCAGCAAGGCTTGCTACAGCAAATGCTACAGCAGCAGCTTATTGATGCCGCCAGAAGTGACTTTGCAGGCTACTCAAATAGCCCAATGCAAAGCCTATCCCCAACTATTGCAGCATTAGGCGCAGCGCCAGTTCCACAGTCAAGCACAACACGACAAAACCCCGGCATACTTGGTATTCTTGGTGGTTTGCTACCATTTTTCTAGGAGTTAAACATGGTTCAACAAACAGGATTGCTTGGTAATTTTGGTCAGAATATGCAACGTGGGTTTGGCCGCATAGGTGATGCGATAACCGGCAAAGACCCAAACGCCAGAGATCAGTTAGCAATCGCCTTGATGAGCTTGTCTGGCAATCCACAGCAAACACAAGCGTTGCAACAACTTGCGGCGAATAGGATACAGCAACGCCGACAGAATGAAGCAAATAACAAGACAGTTGCATTTATAAAGAATATCAATCCAGAAATAGGTGCCTTAGTTGAGGCCAACCCTGCCCTTGCGCCTACTGCGTTACAGCAAATAATGAGAGCAAGAATGTCTGGCGGTGCAGATAACTCAACTGCATTGATGAAAAACTTTGCATTTTTACGTGAACAATTCCCAGATATGCAGCCAAACGATTTGTTACAAATGGCTAGAGGCGGCACAAGCGTTAATATCACTAATCAAATGGGAAGTAAGCAGTATGGAAATCCACCAAAAGATACAGCTTGGGCTAGAGATGAAAATGGTAATGTTAAGTTAGATGAAAGAGGCATACCAATTGCCCTACCAATTCAAGGAACAGTTCTCTTTAATCAAACACAAAAAGTTGGCGATCAAAAAGAAAAAGTTTCTGAAGAAACAATTGTGACAAGCGGTGTTGTGATTGGAAACATTGATAAAATTAGAAAAAGAATGGAAGATTCATTTTTACCGACCACAGGAATATTCGGTCAAGCATTACGAAATGTTGGAGGTACAGCAGCATTTGACATTAAAGCTTTGATAGCTCCAATTCAAGCAAGTATTGGTTTTGATAGGCTACAAAGAATGAGAGATGCAAGTCCAACTGGCGGCGCTTTAGGTCAAGTTAGTGAAAGAGAACTAGATTTGCTTATGTCAACTCTTTCAAGTTTAGATCAAGCACAAACAGAAGATCAATTTTTACAAGCATTAAGTCAAGTTGAACAAAGATATACGAAAATTATAGAAAAGTTTAATGCTTACCCAGAGGAAGCTATGAAAGCAGCCGGATATACTCCTCTGAAAATACCAAACACTCAACAAAATAACTCTACCATAAGCAACTCTAATAGTTCCACCACAGTCTCCACGCCAGAGGGCGATTATGTAGTGAAAGAAAAACAGTAATGCCAACTTATGAAATTACAGCCCCAAACGGTAAAACTTATGAAATTACTGGCGCGACTCAGGAAGGTGCCGTAGCTGCATTGCAGCAAATGCTTAGTGGGCAAACCGCAAAACCTAGATTTGGAACCTTAAAAGAAAATATATTTGGTGAAGGTGAAATAGACACTCCTGGCGAATACGTTGGAGATTTAATAAATTCAGCAGGCGCAGGGGCTTTACGAGGCGTAAGGGGAATACTTAACCTCCCAAGCGACGTTGGGCAGTTCTCAAGCAATCTTACCAGAAAAGCAACGGGTAAAGAAGCATTGCCAAGAACAGTAAAAGCAGGTGATGCCGTTGATGCTTTGGTTGGCGAAGATCGAGTAAATTATGTAAGCCCTACTACTGGTGGTAAATACGCAGGCACTATTGGAGAGTTTGCCGTTGGTGCCGTTGGTGGTGGCCCTGCCGCTTTGCGTACTGCTGTTACCGCCGGTTTAGGAAGTGAATTTTTAGGACAAAAGGCCGAAGGTTCTTCATTTGAGCCTATCGCAAGGATAGTTGGTGCCTTTGCTGCACCCGCTAGTCTAAGCGCAGTAAGCGGAATAAAAAACAAAACCGTACAAGCGTTTACAAAAAAAGCTGTTGAAATGCCTAGTTTAGACACTGCCCGAAATGCTAAAAATGCAGCGTATAAAAGTTTTGAAGCAGCAGGCGGTAAAATAGATGTAGATATGGACGCATTAAATAGATTTGTTGGTCGATCTATTGCAGAGGCAGATGATGATTTATTTATAGCTTACGCTGCAAATACCGATGAAGGAAAGTATGTAGATGACGCCATAAAGGTTTTATCAAAGCACACTGGAAAAGTTTTTAATATTGCGCAAATAGACAAGCTAAGAGCCGGGTTAGGTAGAATATATAAAAATAGCGGATATGACCCCAAAGTTAAATTTATTAGAGACAAGCTTGATGAGGTTATAGATGCGGCACCAACAACTGCTGATGGTAATGCTTCAGACCTTTTAAAAGCTGCAAGAGCAAGTAATAGAAAATATAAGAAAATAGAACTTTTTGAGGAACTTATAGATAAAGCAGAATTAGGTGCAGCCGGTACTGGTTCTGGTGGAAATGTTACAAATAAATATCGGCAAGCTGTAACAAAAATCTTAACTAACAGAAATAATATTGCAAAGTTTGACTCGGATGAATTGCAAGTTATGCGTAACTTTGTCGAAGGAAGTTTATCAGAAAACACATTACGTTTAATTGGCAAACTATCACCCACAGGAAACGGATTAATGACCGCTTTAAATGTTGGCGCGATAGCTAATAATCCAAGCATGGTGCTCGCTACATTAACAGGCGCAGGCTCTAAATCTTTAAGTGACAGAAAGGCTGCAAACGCAATTCAAGCAGTCAGAAAAATGCTTGCAACAGGTGTGCTGCCAGAAAAACGAGGACTAATTACCGACAAAGATATTCGTATATTGTTGGGTCTACAAGCAGATGAGGAACAGCAGTAATGGAAATGCAACCTAAAACAGAACAAGAAATATCTGCAATTGTCCAAGACGCGATGCAAAACGCAGTTGATTTTGTTGAAAGTGAAATAAGCGAAATAAGACTAAAAGCACAACGCTACTATGATGGCGAAGTAGACATTGGTTATGAAGATGGCAGAAGCAAAATCGTAAGCAGCAAGGTAAGGGATGTAGTTCGCGCTACTAAGCCAAGCATAATGCGTGTGTTTATGTCTACAAGCAAAGCTGTTGAGTTTGTGCCGCGTGGCCCAGAAGATGTTGCAATGGCAGAACAGGCCACAGACTTCATTAATCATGAGTTTAACAGACTTAACGGCTACCGTGTTTTAAGTGATGCAATCCATGACGCGCTTGTGAAAAAGCAGGGCATTATCAAGGCGTATCACAAGGAATACCCAACAGCAAAAATATACACATTATCAGACCTTTCCGAAGATGAGTTAACTTTACTCACAAGCGATGAAGACGTTGAGGTGCTAGAGCAAAGCATGGAAATGCGTATGGAAATGGACGAGTTTGGCGTAGATGTTGAGGCACCAATATTTTCAGTCAAACTTAGCCGCAAAGAAATGAAAGGCGATCTATGCATTGAAAGCGTACCGCCAGAAGAATTTTTTGTAAATCGAGATGCTAGAACAATAGAGGACGCATACATTGTTGCGCACAGAACAGATATGCGTGCCGGTGATGTAATCGCAATGGGCTATGATCCCGAAACCATTTTTAATCTTGATGGCATGACAAGCGGCTCAGAAATAACAGAAGCAGAGGTGCAAGCACGACAAGGGTATGATGAAGATTTTTCAGACGAAGATGAGCAAGACCCTGCAATGAAAAACATAACCATAACAGAAGCTTATATGCGTATGGACGTTGATGGTACTGGCATACCTGTTTTGCATAAGTTTTTATTGGGTGGCACTGCATATGAGTTGCTTGATTTTGAACCTTGCGATGAAGTGCCAATGGTCAAGCTAGAAGTAGACCCAGAACCACACAGTTTTTACGGGCGTAGCCTTTGTGAGCTTATTGCAGATGACCAAGACGCAAGTACTGCAATCTTACGTGGCATACTTGATAATGTAGCTTTAACAAACAACCCTAGACTTGGTTTTCTTGAAGGTAGCGTGAATGTAGAAGATTTAATGAACGCAGAGATTGGCGGCCTGGTCAGAATGAGACAGCAAGGCAGCATACAAGATTTGAGCGTACCATTTACAGCAGGCCAAACACTAGGCGCATTGACATACTTAGATAGGCTTGTAGAGCAAAAAACAGGCGTCACGCAAAACATGGCTCTTAATCCTGATGCGATGCAGTCCACAACCAAAGCAGCCGTTACTGCAAGCGTAGAAGCAGCAGCAGGGCAAGTTGAAGTGATGGTGAGAAATCTTGCTGATGGTCTAAGAGACTTGTTTAAAATTATTCTGCGTATCATGCACAAGAACTTTAACGAAGAAAAGATGATGCGTATGAACGGTCAGTTTGTGCCAGTTGATCCTAGAGTCTGGGATATATCTATGGACGTAAGCGTAAACGTTGGCTTAGGTACTGGACGCGAAGATGAAAAGGTAGCCGCCTTACAGCAAGCACTGACAATACAAACCCAAGTCTATCAACAGTATGGCCCTATGAATGGCTTGGTAAGCCTTACAAACATACGCAACACAATTACAGATATGATGGCAGCAGCCGGTGTGCGTAACTCAGACAGATACTTTGCGCCAATCAACCAAGAGATTGAACAGCAAATGTTGGCGTTACAACAGCAGCAACAAGCACTAATGGCGCAACAGCAACAAGACCCTAACGCTGCATATTT